AGGGGTACAATATGAAGATGATGAAAAGGTTACTCTACAACTTGATGACGATACATCCATCACTGGCACCTACGATATTGTTATTGACGGTGCTGTTGATGATATTAAGTCAGCATCTAATTGGTCATATACTAACAAGTTTGAGTCTTTCGACACGTTAAAGAAAGGTGATGCCTTTGGTTATGTATCACAGCTTGCTGGCTATGCGAAGGCATCAGGAAAGAAAGCTGGCGGCTGGTGGGTTGTGAACAAAGCTAATGGCGACTTTAAATATGTTCCAGCTACGGGCCTTGATGTTGAAGAAGAAGTAGGTCGCATTAAACAGACAGCCGATACAGTGGAAGAGAATAAGTTTGAACGCTGCTTTGATGCAGTGCTTGAGACATTCCGTGGTAAGCCTACTGGTAACACAATACTTGGCACAGAGTGTGGCTTTTGTAGGTATCGTTTTTCCTGCTGGCCGGACATACAAGAACGTCCTGCAATTATGTCACAGGCCAAGCAACCTAAGACTGTATCTTATGTCCATATTGCAGATGAGCATAAAACTGATACAAACTTCTTCAAAGATAGGGCAATGTAATGCCTAACTATAAACAGTTTAGGGCAGCGCGAAAGTATGGATATAGGAGTGGACTTGAGCATAAAGTCTCCCTATATCTTGACGAACTCAGAATAAAGTATGACTATGAGAAAGTCAAGATTGAATGGGAAGACCTTGCGTATCGCACCTATACTCCAGACTTCGTGCTGAACAACGGTATCATCATTGAGACGAAGGGCATGTTCACAGCGGCAGACAGGCGCAAGCATCTTGCAATCAAGAAGCAACACCCCAAGCTGGACATTCGCTTTGTGTTTGAAAATAGTAGACGAAAGCTACGCAAGGGTGCTAAATCATCCTACGCAGAGTGGTGCATAAAGTATAACTTTAGATACTATGATAGAATTATTCCTGAAGATTGGTTAAAAGAAAAAGGAAAGAATAAACATCCCAAGTTTATACCATTCAAGGGCGAAAAAAAGAAAGGAGTTTATCGTGGCAAGAGCAGTTGAGAATGAAGACTTTTTAATTAGGATACGCCCTACTTACTTAGCCAGTGGAGAGTGGACAGGTGATGCAGAAGTTTCTGTTATAACATCTGAGCATAATGAGTTGACAGATGATGTTTATCGTGGTATGGAATTGTTTGTAAAAATGTTATTGTCATCACTGCCTGTAATGGAACAAGATGAGTATGTACGAGAACAGATATATAAATATTGCGAGGAATATACAGAAGAACTACTATCCTTGCAGGATGAGGAAGAAGAGAATAGTGTAATAATAAGAAGTGATGATGATGATAATGTTATACATCTATCCTTTACAACGAAGACGAAGGGAGAGGCATGATGCGACATGAAACCTTTATGAAAATGAAAGAGGATGAGGAGGAATTGATGGACGAGTATTATACTAAAAAACTAAACGGTAAAGAAGATATGGTCAACAGCCCCTCACATTATAATCAGTCGGGCATTGAGTGCATCACAGCTATTGAGGCAATGCTGGGACCAAACTTTAAATACTATTTGCAAGGTAATATAATGAAATATCTGTGGCGTTTTGACTACAAAGGCAAGCCGTTGGAGGATGTACAAAAAGCAAAGTGGTATATCAATGCGCTAGAGAAAGCTATAGAGGATAGTGATGCGAGTTAAAATTTACGTCACTTTGGATATTGACCCTGAAGAATACACAATGCCAGCAGATGAAAATCCAACAGAAGAAATACAAGAAAGTTTGGAAGATTACTTTCACGAATTACCTGGCATGGAAATCAAACATATGAAAATAAACATGGAGTGAAAAATGAACAATTATCTGCCTACAGACTATCAAACATTTATTGCCACCTCGCGTTATGCAAGGTGGATTGAAGATGAGCAGCGTCGTGAGACATGGGGTGAGACAGTCGCACGATACTTTGATTATATGACACAGCATCTCAAGAGTAAGCACAAGTATGTCCTGTCGGATGAACTGCGTGGTGAACTTGAGCAAGCCGTGTTAAACCAAGACATCATGCCAAGCATGAGAGCATTGATGACAGCCGGACCTGCATTAGACCGTTGTCATGTGGGTGGTTACAACTGCTCCTATGTACCTGTCGATAATCCAAGAGCATTCGATGAGACTATGTACATACTCATGTGTGGCACTGGTGTAGGCTTCTCAGTAGAACGTCACAACATTGAGAAGCTACCTGTCGTCAACGAAGACATGCATGATACAGATACTGTCATCAAAGTTGGCGACTCCCGTATGGGCTGGGCTACATCCTTGCGTGAATTAATTTCACTCCTTTACGCAGGTAAAGTTCCAAAGTGGGATACTAGTGAGGTACGCCCTGCTGGTGCGCGTCTAAAGACGTTTGGGGGTCGCGCTAGTGGCCCAGCCCCATTGGAGGAACTGTTTCAATTTATTATAAACAAGTTCGTCAATGCCACAGGTCGTCGCTTGTTCCCCATTGAATGTCACGACATCATGTGTAAGATTGGTGAGGTTGTAGTCGTTGGTGGGGTTCGTCGCTCTGCCCTCATTAGCCTGTCCAATCTCAATGATGACCAGATGGCACATGCCAAGTCAGGTCAGTGGTGGACTAACGAGGGACAACGTGCGCTTGCAAATAACAGTGTGGCGTATAAGGGTAAGCCGGAGATGGGTACGTTTATGCGTGAGTGGATGTCTCTGTATGATAGCAAGTCCGGTGAGCGTGGTATCTTTAATCGCCAATCAGCTGTAAGACAAGCGGCGAAGAACACTCGCCGTAAGCTACACAACTCGCCACCAATTGATGATACAGATTCTCAATATACCATGCATCCACACAGAGATAAATCAAACTATATTGACTTTGGCACAAACCCATGCAGTGAAATTATCTTGCGTCCGTACCAGTTCTGTAATCTGTCAGAGGTTGTTGTACGTGCATCAGATACGCAGCAGAGTCTAACAGAAAAGGTTCGTCTTGCTACCATCCTTGGTACATTCCAATCCACACTGACTAACTTTAAATATCTGCGTAACGTATGGAAGAAGAATACAGAAGAGGAACGTCTGCTTGGCGTGTCACTCACGGGTATTATGGATAATGCCATGATGTCAGGTAGGTCTGTTACATTTGGTATGAATATTGGTGCTACTTTAGTTGCACTCAAAGACCAAGCTGTGCTTACTAATAGGGTTACGGCAGAGGCATTAGGCATTCCACAGTCGGCAGCTATCACCTGTGTCAAGCCGTCAGGCACAGTGTCACAGCTTGTGAACAGTGCTTCTGGTATTCATGCTCGTCACAATCCGTATTACATTCGCACAGTGCGTGGTGACAACAAAGACCCACTGACACAGTTCATGGTTAATGCGGGTATTCCAGCAGAGCCTGATGTAACGAAGCCAGATAGCACAACAGTGTTCAGCTTCCCCATGAAGTCACCAACAGGTGCCGTGTGTCGCACGGAAATGGGTGCCATTGAACAGCTTGAACTTTGGCTTCTGTATCAGCGTCGTTGGTGTGAACACAAGCCATCTGTAACAATCTCTGTCAAGGAGCATGAGTGGATGGCTGTAGGTGCTTGGGTGTATGAACACTTTGATGAGGTGTCAGGTATTAGTTTCCTGCCATTCAGTGAGCATACATATCAGCAAGCCCCATATCAAGATTGTACTGTAGAACAGTATGGGGAAATGCTTGAGCGTATGCCAGAGCGTATTGACTGGTCAAAGCTACAGGAGTTTGAGAAGGAAGACACAACATCTGGTGGACGTGAGTTGGCATGTACTGCTGGTGTCTGTGAGGTAGTGGACTTGGATGCAGCGTGATTGAGGGTGCAGACATGCCTAACTGGTGGCAGTGGTGGTTGTTATTCGCCATCACTGTCAACACCACAATCAATGTGATTGTATTCTTCAAGCATAGGTTTAGAAAAAGGGAGTGAGCATGAAAAGTATAATTGATGTACAGGAAGTCAAGGAACATGAAGATGGTTCAGCTACAGTTGTGTTTGATTGCAATGAAGAAGCAAGGAAGTTACTAATCCATGAAGGACTGTTGTCTCTACTTACAAAGGCAGTATACAAACACAATGAAGAGTATGAGTGGAACACGGAAGGAAAGGAGTTGACAGATGAGAGATGCAATGATACAAGCACTCAAGCTACATGCAAAAGCAAATAGCCAGTTGCACATGATGAACATTGAAGTGTATCTTAAAAACCCAGCAGGTATAGGGGAGCATTCAGATATAATGGAAGCTATACAGGCTGAGTTAGATAAGATGGCTATGCACGAGGATAGGCTTGACATCTTGGACAATTACTTCAATGAGTAAGAAGAAAGAGAAGCTGGCTTGGAAAAGAGAAGAGGGGTGGGTGCAGTTTAATCCACCCCCTAAACACCCGCAGTACGAAGAGTGGATGAAACGGAAGGAGAAAGAGGATGAAAAAAGTGAAAAATAGCGGTCTTTT